TGCAAGGTGCGGAAGACCTCTTACAAAGTTTATTAAAAGAATTGAACTTAACGAAATTATAGACAACTTAAATGAATAAAATGTTAAAAAAACTAATAGGGGAAAAGATAGTTGGAGCGAAAATAGTTTGTCACTTGAAAAAAGGTTGCGATGGCGAAAACCTACTTATCTTAAAAATGGAAAGCGGTCAGACTTTCTACGTTGAAGGGGGTTATGGGAGTTACACGGGGGATAGTTGTGACGAGTATCCGGAATATATAACGGTTGAGACGGAACACAAATTTTAATACTTAAATGAATAAAGACACACAGTTGAAAAAGAGTATCAATATGAAGAAAGTAATACAAGGCGACTGTTTAGAAGTTATGAAAGATATACCTGATAAGAGTATTGATATGATACTTTGCGATTTACCTTACGGCACGACAGCTTGTAAGTGGGACACGATTATTCCTTTTGAGCCATTATGGGAGCAATACAAGAGGATTATCAAAGATAGTGGGGCTATCGTTTTAACAGCTTCTCAACCTTTTACGAGTGCTTTGGTGATGAGTAATGTGAAGATGTTTAAGTATGAGTGGATATGGGAAAAAACAAGACCGACAGGATTTTTTACAGCAAAGAAAATGCCGATGAAAATACACGAGAATATACTTGTATTTTACAAACAACAACCAACGTATAATCCAGAAAAGATAAAAGCAGATGAAAGTAAAATAGATAAAAGAAAAACACTTAACCCGACATATAGCCCGTATCTTGGAGTAATAAAAGAAAGAGTAAAAGATAGTGGTATGCGATACCCATTAACAATACAGACTTTTAATTCTATATCAGAAAAAGGACAACACCCCACCCAAAAACCAGTAGCCCTGTTTGAATACCTCATCAAGACCTATACCAACGAAGGAGATTTAGTATTAGATAATTGTGCAGGAAGTGGAACGACAGGAGTAGCTTGTAAGAATCTCAATCGCAACTACATCTTAATAGAAAAAGAACCAAAGTATATAGAGATAATCAAAAAGAGATTGGCTAACCTATAAAAGAGTATCAATATGAAGAAAATAAACAAAGAAGATAACAGAGAATTACGAAAATGTAGTTGCGGGTTTAAGTTTGCCGACCCAGGTGAATTTAGAAACTGTGGTGCTTTTATAACGGAAAAGGGGGAAAGTGGGGTAATTTGTCCTGATTGTGGAAGAAGATATGTTTTTGAAGAGGAGCATATCTAAAGGGTAAGAAAAGAGTATCAATTAGAAAGAAAATGAATAACTTAAAGAGAGAGGGGAAGATAAATAAGAAGGGGGCAGAAAGTGTTAGTTTACAATTTACCGACAGGGCATTGTCCATCTTAGCTTTGGTTGGTAAAACTTCCAAAGACCCCTTAGAGAGAAGATTGATAAGAATACGAAGAAATTTAGTTAATGCTGTTAAAGCGTTGAACAAAGAGCTTTTAAGGCACAAGCCAAAGATAATAATTAGACAAACCTTACGAACAATTACTTTAGAAGATGGTTCAAAATTTACTGAATTACCATGACTAACTTACAAGAGGTTAAAAAAGAGTATGAAAAGAAGTTTCCCATTGAGCATGTGGGCTGTGAGGATGGATATTATGCTTGCCCAAAAAGTGAGGATTATTTTGGTGAGGGGTATGAAGATTTGCCAATTAAAGAACGCCCTTGTTATTGCGGAGTAATTGAAACGCATAAAAGGGTTTGGTCTTTCATTGAGTCCTCTATTAAGCAAGCGGTAGAAGCAGAACGGAAAGAGATAGCTGTTTTTGTTGAAAACTTGTTTAAGGCAGGAGCTATTAACAGGGGACAGTTGTTGGGTTCAAGCATTGTTGAGGCTATACGCAACTTCCCACCTAAAGGAATAACCAAAAAGGAAGAAAAAGAACTACTTAAACATATGGGGCACCTAGCCTATACAGGGAAAGGAAAGAAGAAAGAATGACGAATACACCTGATTGGGAGAAAGAGTTTGAGAATATATTAAGACACCCCGAACTTGGCGGATATGAAGAAGAATATATCCCCTATGTCGTAAGGGCTCTTGGGAAAGTTCTCTCCAAAGCTTTATCTACTCAACGGAAAGAGGGGGTCAGGAAAGAAGAAAAAATGTTTTTGGAAGGAGCCGACCTTGCTCACGCAAACATGAGAAAACACATTCTACCAGCAGTTAGAAAAGAACTTTTGAAAGAACTTAGGGAAAGGGCTGGAAAGATGCTTGATTATAGTCGTGAAGAGAACAGAAAGTTGTTATCCTTACTAGACTCTAAGGAGAAGGGAGAGGGGGTGAAGGGGTAAATGGGAGTTCATAATTTAACAGAATTAGAAGCGGTTAGAGAAACAGTCAAAGCTCTTGATGAAAGACAGAGGAAATACGGCAAGTTTAACGCAGGAGACAAAGTTGTTTTAGAGAAAGAGAAGAAGGGTTGGCATAGTTATTATGAGTGTTCAGTAAAAGAGGTTAAGGTTCATTAAAACGATTGAGGATTTAGAGCTGGTTAAATGCAGAAAGGCTCTACTGCGGGTTCACTAAGGGAGTAAGCACGATTTATAGCCCCCTAGTCCAAGTGGGTTGTGCTTGAAGCTTGGCGAATAGTGATTACGATGGTGGTTGCCGACACCAACCAGCTTTAAGTTCTTAATCTAAAAGGATTAGAGCCAATTAAAGAGGTTTTGGGGAAAGGAAAGTAAGGTTCATTAAAACGATTAAGGATTTTAGAAGGGGCATTAAGAGTTAAACGGTAATCTGATAACTAGTAAATTCAGAAACTTAATACTCGGACTTGCCCCGTCCAAAGTTCTTAATCTAAAAGGATTAGAGCCAATTAAAGAGGCTTAGAAAGAAGGACTAAAAAAAGATGAGTATTCCAACCAAGTTTGCAACACAAAAAGAAGCTAAAGAACACGGGTGGTTTTCCAGAAGGCATGAAACAGACTCGGCTTTACAAGAAGCCCGAAGAAAAAGAGCCGAAAATAAGGCAAGAAGGACTATTAAATGAAAGACAAATATAAAATAAGTGACACGGTAAGAGTAATTGAAACTGGGATAGTAGCCAAAATTGTTAAAAGAAGCAAAGCTATTGACCAAGACGAAGTATACCTTACCGATTGGGACGATGATGTTTGGTTTATGGGAAGCGAACTAGAATTATTGAGGTCTATTACTTAAATGGGGAAGATAAAGAAAAACAAATATCAAAAAATAATGGATAAATACTACCGAAAGCTGGATGTAAAGCGAATATTGGATTTTATTTTTCAAGGCACACAGTATTCATCTCGTTACATTCACGAATATGTTGATAAGTTTAAGGAAGATAAAAGAACAGGAAAACTTAAATGAAAGACAAACAAAAGAAAATAGAGAAAATGGAGTTGGGAGAATTAAGCAGGTTTTGGAACGAGTTGGCATACAGTATTGAAGAAAGGTTACATGAAACAGAAGCTCATCACTCTGCAATAAAGGAAGATGAGTTATTTGATGTCTTGCAAGAAATACAGGACAAAATAAACGAAATCATAGCCCATCTTAATCAAGAAGGGGAGGAGAAATGAAGAAGGGAAAAATAACTTACGAGGCAAAAGATGGAGAAGATATACCAGAAGCTGTTATTAAGTTTGGTGAAAAATTAGCTAAGAACAAGAAACACAAAAGGGTTTGTGTTTATTGGGACAAGCTTAGGGGTGAATGGATGGGGTGGTGCTTTACAGGAGTGTTTACACTAGGAGAAGGTGAGGTGAGGAAGGAATGAACGGGGGAGAAATTACAGACAAGAAGATACGAAAGATGATTTATTTAGTAAACAAGATATTAAACGATATGTATTGGAGAGGTTTCAAAGACGGAAAGAAGTTTGCTAAAAAGGATTAAAGAATGAAATGTAATATCTGCCAAGGTGAAGCAACCACTTTTGTAAACGGAAGAAGTCTATGTAGTATCCACGCCCGGGAATACGACAAGTTAAAAGAAGCAGTACGTACGATCAAAGAACTAGGATGGAAGTTTAAGAGATAATGGTATAATTAGCAGATGGCTTCTTCGATTGACAAATTAGACGCTATTAAAAAAGAAAAGTTTGTGGATGCCTATAAAAAGACAATAGGAAACATAACGGATAGTGCTTCAATCGCTGGGATAGCAAGAGCTACTTACTACAACTGGCTAGCAAAAGATAAAGACTTTGCAATAAAGATATTAGATAGTGAAGCGAACTTAAATGACGAAGTTAGGCAAGTGTTAATTCAAAAGGCTTACGATGGGGATATGGCGGCTGTGATATTCTACTTAAAGAAACGCCACCCGGACTTCAAGGATGGCCCAAACATTGTTGTCCAACAAAACTTTCGTGGCGTACTAGAAGATGAACGAAAAGAATTTGAATTATAAGAAGTTTATTGAGAGCCGACTTAGGATTGTTGATAAAACCTCCCAAGTTGTTCCTTTTATCCTTAACCCAATTCAAGATAAGTATTTACTTCAAGACTACACAGGCCGGGATGTGATACTTAAGGCTAGACAGCAGGGCTTCTCATCGCTTATTCTGGCCATCTTTACGGCAGACTTCCTCCTGAAAGATAACCAAAGAAATGTTATTGTTGCCGACATATCAGATAACGCATCGGAACTTCTCGACCGAGTGAAATTCTATCTTAAAAGCTACGAAGAAACAAAGGGTATTAAGATACCGCTTAAATACAACTCTAAATATGAGCTGTTTAATGAGGCCACCAACTCAAGATATACAATAGGAACGGCTGATAATGTAGATTTTGGCAGAAGCAAAACCGTTACCAATCTTCATTTATCAGAAGCGGCCTTTTACGGCAACCTAGAAAGACTCTTTGCCGGAGCCATGCAGGCTGTTGTGCCAACAGGAAGAATAATTGTAGAAACAACGGCGAACGGTTATGGATACTTTAAGAGCTTTTGGGATGAGTGTAAATTAGACGAGAGACCATTTGAACCGCTTTTTTATAAAGCAAGCGATTTTTATTCGCAAGAGTTTTTGGCAAATAAAAGAATGGAACTTAAAGAGCTTTTTCCCCAAGAGTATCCCGAAACGGATACTGAAGCATTCTTATCTTCTGGTGAGATGTTCTTTAATCCGCAATCGCTTAAATGGTATTTAGACCAAGCAAAGGAGGCTAAACTTGTTCAGGCAATATAGAGATTTTCAACAGGGTGAGTTTATCGTTGTGGCAGCCGATACATCAAGCGGTTTGGGCGATTATTGTGCCGCACAGTTTATAAGCAAAACAAAAATAGATGCTCCACTTGTCTATCACAGTAAAACCATAGCAACCGAAATGACTAATGTTCTTTATCCCACGCTTGAGAAGATATTTGATGTTACAGGAGTTAAGCCGGTAATTGCTTACGAAAGAAACGCCGGCGGAACGTTTGAGATAGAAAGACTTGCTACAATGAACCGGCTTGGTAAGTACACGATGTTTAAGATGCCCACAATGGGTCAGGTAAACCCTTCAGAACCAGTTAGATATGGATGGGACACAAACACAGCCACAAGGCCCGCCATGCTTTCTCAACTGAAAGAAGCGATAGATAATAAACTTCTTACACTATATGACAAGATAACTATTGAGGAAATGTATTCATTTATTGTTTCAAGAACTTCGGTAAGCGTTAAGGCCCAAGCAGAACATGGAACACATGATGACCTTGTAATGAGTTTAGCGATTGCTTGGCAACTCTACCAACAATGTGAGCCGACATACGAGGGTCATGGTGATATAATAGACGAGAGCATTCCGTTAGCAACAATATGATTTCTTTTATTGTTCCTGCAACCGATAAAAAGCAAATAAAGACTCTTGAGACCTCACTAGAGGCTCTAGGAATGCCGTTTGAGTTAATTCCGATATATGGTGCCACCTCATTCTTTGACGCTTGGCGTAAGGGTGTGCCTAAAGCTAAGGGTGAATACCTATGTCTAACTCACCAGGATACCAAGTTCGTGGCATTCCCCGACCCCGCTAAATACTTAAAAGATAAAGTAGGAATGTTAGGGACCGCCGGAACTACCGTACTACACAAAGACCAACCATGGTGGTTTAGCCAAGAGAGGTTCTTAGGACATATACTCTCCGGCCAAATATGGAATACCGAGATGGGCAAAGACCCAAGTATGAGCGTATTCGGCGACTTCGGTGAGGTGGTAGTTTTAGACGGTGTGTGTTTAATAACCACCAAGAAGATACTCGAAGAGGTACTACCTAGTTGTTTGGATAAAGGCTATGGTACTTGGGACTTCTACGACCACGTTATCAGCTTGGAACTTATTAAGAAAGGCTACAAGCTCTTAACGGTGCCGATAGTTATAGTTCACGGAAGTAAAGGCGGGGACAAACGCCCTTCATTTTTTGAGAGCATGGAGAAGTTTACAAAAGAGTATTTAGACAAAACATGGAGGGTATAAAAGACTCAATTAGCCAGCACAATGCAAACGTCTATTTTGACATCGCCAAGGATATGCTGGCCAAGAAAGACGGCCTATTCTCATTCATTATCAGAGTGGACGGCAAACACATCGTTGACTATGTTCAACTGGAGAGCTTCATGTATGCGGAGCTAAAAATAATAAATTGGAAGACCAAATTGTAGCGTTATTCGGTTTAATAGAAAAACAAGTCCAACACCTTGAATACGGCACAATAACCGGCAATGTTCTTGTTGCCAAAGGAATACCCGTTGCCAAGACTCTTAACTTGGTTTTAAGCAAGCGAAAACGCTATAAAGTTGAAAGAATTGACAAAGGGATATAGAATATAGCAGTTAGTCTTACAACAAACGTATTGTGGACTCCCGAAAGGGGGTCTTTTTTTATGGCAATTCAAGACACTATTCTAGAACGCAAATCCAAAGCCGACGACTATCTTCGTAGCAAAAGGATAGCGTGGACTGAGTATGAGAACCTTTTACATGGCTACCTTTCCGACGATTTCTCTGGAAAGACCAAGAGCCAGATGTTTGACCCCAAGCTCCCCACGATAGCACTAGACCGCTCATCTCGTGTCATGGCGCAACTTCCCACTGGTAAGGTAAAAGGCGTAAGCAAGAACGATTTGGGTGGAGAGCAACTGATGAACCTTATATTAGATAGATATGTTCTACCTAATGCTAACGCACAATTTGACTTCTTAACCAAGTGCCGGATGATGAACCTCTATTCTAATATCTATGGCAACTTCTTTGGACTGGTAGATTGGGACGTTAAAGATAACGGCTATGCCGGGCCTGACTTGTGGCTTATACCTATTAGAAACGTCTTTCCCCAGGTCGGTGCGGTATCACTTGAGGACTCGGACTATGTAATTGTCAGATCGTGGAAGCCGTTAAGTTATTTTGAGGGGCTAGTGGGGCAAAAGGGATACAAAAATGTAAAGCGGATAATTGATAAGCTAAAGGATAAGTCCGGCAGCAAGGAAACCCGTGACGCTGATACCAAGAGCGCAAGAGAGCAAGCCGAGTTCTCCGACGAAACCGCAGCCAAGAGCAAGGGATACTTTGAAGTCTTATCCATGTACGAGAAAGACAAGTGGTACGACTACTGTACCGACGCTAAACTTCTCTTTAGAGAGATAGACAACCCCCACGATAATGGCGAGCTTCCCATTGTAAACAAGTACTCTATTCCCCTACTTGATGACTTCATGGGCATGGGAGATTTTGAACGGGGGAAAAGTATGCAGTATGGTATTAACTCGCTGTGGAACCTCTACTTGGACGCTATCAAGGTATCTATCTTCCCCCCGGTGCTTATTGATGAAGATAAGGTATCTGACCAAAGCTCTATTAAGTGGTCAGCCGCCGCCAAGTGGATTATGAAGAACGGCGGAGCAGTCAATGGAGCGCAAACACTTAATTTAACTCCTCAAGGGACAAGCACCTTTAACCAAGTTTATGGAACCATGAACGCCTCACTTCTTAATATGTTCGGCACCTCGGATACCACAACCACTGCCGATACCGACCCTGGCTTCGGTAAGACCCCTCAGGCCTTAAAGATGCAAGCCAATAGAGAAAACGCACGGGATACGGTTGACCGGTTCTACACCGAGCGCTTTATGACCTCGGTTATCAAGAAGTTTGTCAATTTAATATCCAAAAAGACCACCAAGGCCGTATCTGTGAGAATGTTCGGTGAGGAAATAGACAAAATTAAACAAACCTACCCCGAAATATCCGAAATGTTTGACGAAAAGACGGGTAAGCTCTCAATATCCAAGAGTAAGTTCGGCTCAACCCTATATGACTACGAAATAGTAAGCGGGTCTACCTTTGCCGCCGACAAAGAGAAACAAACACAAGCGCTTATAAGCCTATTTAGTGTGTTGTCTCAAGGTTTGGCAATAAACCCCCAAACGGGAGAGCCTGAGTCTGCACTTTTGGGTGCCATGAAGAGCGAAAACAAGAAATTTATGTTCGGGGAGGCACTAACCCGCATTATCAGCCAATCTGGTATCCAAGACTGGGACAAGATAGTCGTAGATACCAAAGACGATATTGACGCCAAAATGGAAGAGGACAAACAAAAGTTAATGCAGTTAATTCAACAAATGACCGCCCAGGGGGGGGTTAGCCAAATCCCCACCCAACCCGACCAACCGCCCGTAGGCCCAGACGGAATGCCCGCTCAACCTCCTATGCCCCAGGGAATGCCAATGCCACAAGGACAACCGCCGCAAGGAGGGCCAATACAATAAATATGGAGAGGTTAAATAATAATGGACAATAACGAAGCAATCAAACCAACCTTTTATCAGGATTTCTCAACCAAGATAGAGGAGGTTAGCGGTGAAAAGGAGTTTACGGAAGACCAGCAAGCGTTGGCCTACATAACGCATTTTAAGGGGTGGGAACTCCTAAAAGCATATAAGGTACGTCTTGAGGAGTATTTGGACTCTATGGTAAGCGAGGCGATGGCAAGCGGTATGAGTATGCAGGAGTTGGGAGAGCGAACAATGGTCAAAGAGCTGGCCAAGCTGGTTATGAATAGTCTTATAAGATAATGCGAAGATGCAAAACGAGAAGAAACAAAATGAAGAGGCCGTTGGGGAAAATGGAGAAGACCTTAAGCCATTTGTCGAAGAGGCAAGTTGGGACAAGCCAGACTATGTTTTCTTACCTAAAGGAAATCATCTTTGGCACCAAGAAGGGTTTTTTATTATTTGCAATTCGTGCGACCTCGTTCATGCGACGTGGATTGGCCCGGATAAAGTCTTGGTTGGTATTAAAGATGGCGAAGCTGTTATCAAAACAAGAAAAGAGTTAGGACTCGCCTAGTGGTTTTGAGGGTGGGTGTCTAAAGTAACACCTACCACTCAAGCTCATTAGGAGTTTGTGTAAGCTCTTGCCGACATATCGTGCAAGGAGTTCTTACTAGAGATGGGGTGAGAATAATGAAACAAGAACCAAATAAAGATGAGGCGTTAAAAGCTGACGAAAGTCAAATCGAAGTAGAATCGCCGACTACTGAAGAATTACCACCTGAGACGGAAAGTGAGGAAGTTGTAACCGAATCGACGGAAGAGGTTACTCCTGAGGTATCACCGGAAGTTGAAGGACGAAAGACAGCCAGTTCCCGTATTAGAGAACTAGTTGCCGAGAAGAAAGAAGCAGAGGCTAAGGCCGAGTCATTAGCGGAACAGGTTAGGAATTTTACGGCTCCGCAGCCGCAGTACTACCCTCCCAGTGACCCAGCTGCAACAGAGGTTACGGTTGACGAGGTTTTGCGACGAAGCGATGCTCTTACGCAGATTAGGCTTGCTCAGCAAGAAAACCTGCACAGAGTCAACAACGAGGCTATTGATGCCATTAAAGCATACCCGGAACTAGACCCCGACTCTGAGTCTTTTGACAAGGATTTATCCGAGTCAATTTCTCAAGCAACACTAGCGAAGATTCAGGTTGAGCCAACCGCTTCCGTAAGGAAGTTTGTGGACAGCATGATGAAACCCTACAGGCGGTCTTTAGACAAACAAGCGTCAGGCCAAGCCGAGACTATTACTAGACAGGTCTCCCAACAAGCCATGAGGCCAACGCAGGTCAGTGAACAAGAGAAACCGTTTGCTGAACTCTCCATCGAAGAGATGGAGGATAAACTGGGGCCTAAAGTTTATAAATAACCTTATCCCCTAGAGATTGGCGCAGTAGTTTAGTAGAAGGTGGTGAGTATTATGGCAGAAGCATTGAACCGCACAAGTGGAGGATTATCGGTAGAAATGGAGACCTATTACGAGAAGGTCTTTTTAGCTCGTGCTAAGAAAACCCTCGTATTCCAAGAAGGTGCTCAGAAATCAACCCATGGGAAGAACTCTGGAAAGAGTATCGTCTTTAACAGAAAGACCCCTATGAGTTTGGTTACTACAGCCCTTTCAGAAGGTGCTAATCCGGCAGTCGTATTGATGGCCGGCGTAAACGTCTCTTGTACCCTCGCTGAATATGGTAATACTGCAAAGATTTCAAAGTTCTTGACATTAACCGGCATTGACGCTGGAAATAAAGAGAACATTGAGGTTATTGGTCAGAACATGGGTGAAACCATCAACCGACTCGCAGGCAACGCATTATCAGCAGGCTTTACAGCAGGCTTTGCGAACAGCAAGAAGGCGTCGACTATCAAAACATCCGATACTCTTGATTTAACAGACATCAGGACAGTCGTTCAGAATCTTGAAACGAATCAGGCTCCTAAATACCCGGATGGATTTTATGTGGGTAAAGTGGGACCTGTTTCCAAGACAGGACTTATGGCCGACTCGACATGGTTGGCTGTTAAAGAGTATTCGACCCCTAGAGACTTGTATAAAGGCGAAATTGGAGAAATTCACGGAGTCAGGTTCTTACTCAACACATCTAAGATGTCGGCAGTAGGAACAGGTGGATCGTCTCTGGTTACGACCTACTACAATTTCATTCATGGCGCAGACTCATTCGGAGCCTACGATCTTGAAGGGGATCAACCAAAGCTATTCATTCTTGCTAACCCGGTAGACTCGAATAACCCGACAGGGAGATATTCGTTAATCTCATGGGCTGGCTCGTATGTAGCTAAGGTTCTTAATTCGACTTGGGGGTACTCCTTTAGGTCGGCTTAAGGTTTTGTATGAGTGATAACTGCTCTTGGTTGTCACTCAAAACAAAATGAGGTGAGTATTATGATGAGCGCAATTGAGCAAGAAAGACTGGCAGAGTTAAGAAAGATAGTTCTCAAGACGGGAGCTGAGGCGGCAGAGTGGGAAAAACTCGAAGCCATGGTTCCGGTGGTTCCGAAAGGAAAGAAGTAATGGACTATACTTTGGAAATAACGAGGCTTTTAACCATACTACAAAGCCCTACTATTCCCGAAGAACAGAAACTGATTGCTGAGAATAGACTGATGGAAATTAAAAAGGCGGTAACCCGAAGTAATTATGGTGTTTCGGAAGACAGGATTGATGATGTCCAAGAGTTAGAAAGGATAATTGCCAACCCATTTACGCCAAAACACCACAGGGGGTTGGCTAGACAAAGCCTGAAGAAGATAGTCAACGAGTCTAAGGCGGTTAAATCAATGCGAGAGCGTTTAATTAAAGAAATGAAGGCCGGGAAAGCGGATAATGTAAAAGATATAACCGAGTATGTTAGGAAGCACAGCGAATACCAATGACAGACTTAACAGTTAGAACAGCAGTACCA